GTTTTGGAAGATTGGAGGACAAACTTTACCACTACCATGAGTAAGTTCGTATGTAAGTAATAAAGTAAGAACTTCTGAAGTGTGATAATATTCAGCACCTAATACAACTTCTGTAAGGTTATTGATGTTTTCTGGTATTGCATATGAAGTAATCATACCGATTTGCATTCCTCTTGATTCACCATCTTCAAGTGCTTTCATAATATCTACTGATTTACCACTTGATGAAATACCAAGAACTAACGTTTTGTTTAATTGTTCTGGTGTTGATGATACAGTTCTCTGTCTTAACCAATGAACCATCCAATCATCGAAAGATGAATCGTTGATTAGAGAGGTTGCTACGATACCACTACCTGGTGCCTGTGCATTCTTTGTTCCATTTGATAACCTTGAGATATCAACTGCTGCATGGTCTGCAACTCCTAAGTTACCACCATGTCCTAATACGAAGATATCAACACAATCGTTGAATTTATCTTGTAATTCTGTCCATTCTTTTGTATTGATAACTTCTAAGAATTTGTCACCAATATTTTCGAAATTTAATCCTGCCATAATTTTCCTATTTTATTAATTTGTTCTTTTATTATTGTTGTATCCATCCCAAGTGCAACGAATCCATAATCTTTAAATTTTGTTCTATATTCTTCCTCTATATTTGATACTAAATGAACACCCCTTTTTTCTTTTGGGATTACCTCATTAAACTTGGTTATATTAAATATATAGTTTTTGTTATTCCAATCACCTACACACCCTAAATCTGCTGTTAAATCGTAAGGTCCTAATAAATAGTAATCAAAAAGGTCTGAACCTTTAATAAAATTCAATTCTTCTATTCCTTTTTGGTTCTCTATTTGTGCAATAAGAATTACATTATTTTCTTGAAGAGGTTTATCACCCCAATCATTTTCAGATACCAATCCTTGTCCTCTTCTACCTTCTGGTGGAAACTTACACCAAGTTCTTATACTTGGAATATCTAATGTATCTAATGTTGAAAATATCAACCCACTAACTCCACTATCTAAAAGTAATCTACAAAATGTTTTTGTAGGTTCTGTAATTCTTACAAATGATTTCTTACCACTTGCATTTATTAATTGAATTAGTGTAAATAATGTTTCATTATTAAATACACCATGTTCTGTATCTAAAACTATACCATCACAGGTTGAATTACAATATAATTTTGTAACCTCAGTAGATGGTATTTGTTGCCAAAGTAATTTCATATTGTACAAATATACGAAAAATATTTTTAATTTCCAAACAAATCATCAAATTTTTTCTTCTCATATGCTGTAATCGCTGAATTGTATCCAGCATTGTAGATTTTTCTACCAGCAATATCATAGAATTTTTTTGCAGTAAGATGAGTTGTATTCATTCTCCAAAACTCATGAGCACCATCTCCAATGTGTGCATGGTAATCTTTGTGAAAATGATTTATATCACCAGCATCAGTACCTTGAGTATTTGTTGCAGTTTCCCAATTTGAATCACATCCAATTACATAAACCTCTTCATAGTTCATATAGTATGCAAGTTGAAGTGCAACATTCATACTTGTACCACTCTTATCTAATCTTTCCCATGCATTAGTTGAAAAACAATTATCATTACCAACAGAGTTTTCTGAGAATTTATTTAAGTATATTGTTTTCTCAGGTAGTGTACCTTCACCATTTCTTTCTATTGCGGGTTTATATCTACTCCAAATCAGAGGAGTTGTTTTTGGTTCATGTGATGCTTTTAAAATACTTTTTGACCATTCTTTACCCCACCGAGCATCTTCACAATTAGATGAACAAAAAAAGTAATAGGTTGGTCTCCATTTTGTTTTTTCATAAATCAATTCAATACGATTCATTGCTATTGTATCTTCATTTTCTAATAGGTCTAAATCCATATCATTTAATGAAGGACCATTTCCTACTAGAAAAACTCTTTTACCTAAACCAATATTTTCTAAATGTGAAATTGGGTTAATTGAGCTTAAACTTAAATTAATTGTTTGTGCCATAATTTTCTAATGTTTTTACTAAGTTCCAATCTTGTTCTGTATCTATATCTAAATTGTATGGAAATTCAATTGGAAGTACTTTTGGATTCTTACCAATTCTATTACCATATTTCAGTACACTTTTTTTAAATAAATACAGATATGAATTTTCCATATAGTATTTAGGTAAATCTTGTGTCTGTTCTAATATCATTGGATTGTGATTTATCGGAGCCAATCCATATTCTTCATCTCTCCAAAATCTGTTTTGGATTACATCTACTGAAAATATTGAATCATGTTTAGATTCTTTTATTTCTTCTTTAAGTGATTCCAAATGTTCTACTTTTAAAAAAGGTGATGTTACATGAATCTGACAAATCCAATCATCATCAGTATAATCAGTTCCTGCAGTTGTTTTACAGAAATAATTCTTTATTAAATCTACCACCGATACATCATCCCCTTGTAGTGCATAAGGTCTGTAATAACACATAACCCATTTTTTATCAATACATTGTCTAATAATATCATGTGAATCAGTATCTACTACAACTTGAAAATCTTTTAACTTATCAATTGTATGTTCCCATAAAGGTTTGCCATCAAACTCTCTGAAGTTTTTCTTTGGTACTCTTTGTGAGTTTTCTTTTATTGGAATGTATATTATCATTTTACTTCTAAAATTTGTTTCATAGTATCATCGATTGATACTCGATTGTCATTTAAATATATTTCTCTTACCAAATCTTCTTGTGGTTTTTGTCTATGATTTCCATCGAACTCACCTTTTAACCACTTCTCTTCTTTTTTCTTACCCTCTACTTCACCAAATATTTCAGTATGGTCTTTGTATGATTTTCTCCAACCATCTCTAAACCAAGTGAAACCTGTAATATGTAACTCTTTCAAATCATAACAAAGTAAATCAAGAATTGTAAGAGTACCTGAGTTTGCTCTTGTTCCTAACATATTAGCAATCTCTAAGTAGTAATCAGTATTTAGAACATGAAATCCTAAATCATATTTTTTGTTTACATTTTCAAATCTTGTTACATCACCATGAAATGGTCCAACATATTTTGGATAAGGACAAGATACAAATACATTATCTAATTTCATTTCATCATAAAATACTGGTCCTCCACAATGCATATCAGTACATAAACAATGATAATGAATATCTGTTCTCGAACCAATATCATCTGTTAATCCTTCTTCTATTGGAAATGCTTTATTGATTCTAACTACAATATCATATCCATCTATTTCTTTTCCTTTACCACTTCCTTCAAGAGATGGAGATGGACCAACTACAATTACTTTTTTATCTTTAAGTAACTCATTGTACTGAGAATCATACTTACCATCCTTTCTAATATCTAACCACTTATCGTATGTAAATCCTGGTGGATTATCTACTTTACTTGGTTCTCTATGAATAATATTTTTGTATTTGTTGATAAGTTTTTCTTTTAATTGAGGACTTCTATCGTATTGATGTACAATTGAAAAGGGTTCTCCTTTTTGATTTCGGATTAAATCATCTACGATTGGAGTAGGTTCTAATAATTTATCACCGAAGTGGTCTTTCTTAATTAGAACAGTTCCAAGTTGTGTTGCAAATCCATCTTCTTGTGGTGTGAATTGTACAATATCTTTATATTGAGTTTGATTGATTAAAACATTATATGCTGCTTGGTCTGATAATTGTTCTGGATTAGAACTTGTTAAACTCCATCTATAAATGTTTATAAACAAATCTCTAATGTATTCTTTATCACCAGCAATAGTTCCTGCACAATGTGATGTTTTATTTTGTAACCATTCCCATTCCATAGGGAAAGATGTTCCTGCATTTGTAACTGCCCATTCATCATCTTTAAATGTAATACATTCTGAACAAGCAATGATTGGTTTGGTTTGATTCTGATTTAACCAATGAGAAGGATTTGTTTGAAATATAACATCTTTAACATCAGTCCAAATAATTCTATCACAATCAATATCTTTTAACATATAATGTAAATCCAAAAACCTCTGTAAGATAATGTGTTGATTTAGTTGTGATTGATATACATCGAATTGAGATGCTTTAAGATAATCAATTACATCTTTTGATACATCATATACCAACATCATTTTATCACCACTATAACCACTCTTATTGATTGATTCTACCCAAGGTTCAATATCTGATTTGGAGTATTTAGTGATACAACCTACTAATAAATCTTTTTTCGAATATGGTTTTATTTTATCCATGGTAATTTTTCAAATTCTTTAATTTGTTCTGGTGTTCCTAATACATGAAACTTTTTAACTTCTTCAGTTTGTATTATTTTATTTAGTTGTACTAACCTACCTAATATTTTAGATATGTACTTTTCTTCATCATCTGATAGAAGTTTATACATTTCTATAAATTCTAATGCGTTTGAAAAGAAATAACAACCTGAATTTGCTTTATCAGAAATCTTAACCTTTTCCATTACATTTATAACAACATTATTTTTAACTTCTACATAAGAGAAAATTGGTTTAGGATTCTTTGTAGTAAAGTAAGTTACCTTATTTGTGTAAACATTTCTAAACTTTTCTAAGATATCATCTTCATACCAACAATCACCATCCATAGTTAAAAAACTTCCTTTAATATCAAAATGTTCTAAACACAATCTTACAGTATCACTTGCACCTTCAGTATCACCAACTTGTAAGAAATTAAATTCCATCATAGGAAACTGTCTATGAATTCTTTCTTCAAAACCATACTCACTTAGATATGAATTATAGGGAATATAAATAGAATCATCTTCTTCTAAATTCAAAGAATCAATTAACCAAAAAAGAATAGGTTTACCACCAACCATAATCAAAGGTTTTGGCATTGTATATCCTTCATCAGAAAATCGTTTTCCTACTCCACCAAGTGGTATGATTATTTTCATTTATCTAAACTTAAAATATATTCTCTTAATCTATCTTCTGGTTTCCATCCTAAAATTTCTAATGTATCATCATTATCTCGTAAAGTTTCACGATAGTTACCTGGTTGGTCTGGTATGTAAACATGGTCACATCCATATCTTTCTCTAAACATCTGTGCAACATCATTGATTGCATAATTTACACCACATCCAAGTTCCCAAGCATCTTTGTGTCTAACATCAGTTTCAGATACTTTAACCAAACCATCTACGATATCATCTACATGAGTAAAATCTCTTCTTTGTTCACCATCACCAACAATTGTTATTGGTTCTGAATTGAAAACTTGAGTTCTCCATATTCCAAGTAATGCTGCATAATCTCCATCAGTTGTTTCACCTGGTCCATATACATTATAGAATCTACAAATCTCTACATTAACATCAAATGTTTTTTTGTAAAGTTTACAAACTTCTTCACCTAAGTATTTGTACATAGCATATGGTGAATCTGATGGGTTATGGTGTTTTGATGATGAACCTGCATAAACAACTTTTATATTGTTATGTCTTGCCCATTCCATTACTGATTCTGTTCCTTTTACATTAACCCTAAAACATTCTGTTGGGTCATCAAATGATGGTTGTATTCTACTTAATGCTGCTAGATGATAACACACATCATATTCTCCTTTCAGATATTCAATTGTTTCTATATCTGCATTTATATACTTCACACCTTCTATGTGAGTACTTCTATCACCAGTTGAGTAATCATCTAAAGAAACTACTCTATGACCCTCGCTTACCAATCTTTTAATTAGATTAGAACCGATGAATCCTGCTCCGCCTGTTACTAATATTTTTTTCATTGTTCTTCTTTACCGTATTTTATTTTGTTCCAAATTCTTTCAAAAAAATAATAAACACAAAAACCAGTTATGTTCATATACAATGCATTGAGAAAATTACTATCAGTTATGTTAACTGTAAGTACTAAGAAAGAGTTTAGTATTGCTACTATTCTCCAACTTACTGTTTTGAATATTGTTCTTTTTTTAGTTTCTACAAACATTTATAACGTTTCATAAAATTCGTTTTGTTTTTCTTGTCTATCAATTTCTTTTGGATGATACAAACACCATTGTTCTTCTAATGGGAAGTTTGAAAAATCTTTAAAACCTACAAGAGTTTCATGAACTTTGTTCCTCCATGATATATCTTTACTGTTCTTGTAAATTCTTGCTTGAAAATCAGGAAAATTTACCCATCCATTTTCATTTACTTTCCATCCCCATTTTTTGATATGTCCATCTGTTAATCCTTCTACTGTATTTATTCGAGGTACTAACATCAAATCAATTGGATTTGATTCTAAAACTTGATGTAATACATCTACCAAATATTCGTGAGGTTTTTCATCTGCATCAATTTGAAATATGTAATCTCCTTTACAATGTTTACTTAAATTATTTTTAAATGATGCGAAATCTTTATTTAATGGAAATCCTACAACTGTATATTGGTGCATCTTTTCCATAATATTTAAATACTCTTTTACTTCATCGGTTACACCATCACTATCGTATTGAATTACAACTTCATCTTCAGTATGAATATTCAATTGTAAAAAATTAAGTAATGAAGTTAGTTCTTCAAGTTCATTACAAACTGTTATTGCATAACTTATTTTCATATTGTTCTTTTTATTTTATCTATAATATTTTCTGTTAGAAATTTATGAAATTTCAAACTCGGATGGTCATTATTTGTACCTGGAAAATCATCAAATATTTGATAACCATTTTGTCTGTATAAAAGTTCACACATACTTCGGTAACTTTTACCTCCATGTTTTAATCTTATCAAATTTTTATTGTAAAAATCTGAAACCTCTTCATCATATTCTTCTAATGTATCATATCGATGTGCATCATTAGTCCAAGTTCCTATAATCTTAACATCTACTTTTTTATCCTTTACGAAATCAATTAACCATTTGAAGAATCCAATAACGTTTTTTTGAAATATTAAATCATCAATTTCTACTGCAGTTTTATCTCCAAATTCATCTTTCCATATCTCACCTTCTTTACTTGATTCCCAATCTGATATTGATAACCGCTCTTTATCATTACGATGTAATTCAGTTCTTATCTTTTTATCAAATACTGCTCGAATACCTATATTATCCTTAGGGTCTAATCTCAAAGGTATATCTCGTAGATACTCTGTACATTGTATTATTATATGTGAAATATCCTCACCATACTTATTGTAGTTATCTGTAATGTGTGATTTCATAGTTGACATATACGAACCACCATTTTCACTCCAAACACAATCAAATGTATTAAAATGATTTGCAACCCTTCTTGAAAACCTATTTGCTTTCATCCACTCAATGTGTGATGGTTGAACACCATTTTCTATTTCTAAAACATGAGGATAGTGGTAACCAGATGTAGTATAGTATTCCATATCAACTGTTGGTAGGTTTGAATATAATTCTAAACCCTCACCCCAAGTAAAAGAACATCCCGCAAAAATTATTCCATTGACCATTTACTTTCTAACCATTTAATTAAACTATTACTCCAATCATTTGCAAAAGCTGGATTGGGGTGTTCATCATTTTCTTTTCCATCGTATAATGGATGTTCCCACATATCGTAATTCATTGCTCCTCTTTCAGTATAAAACCATTTAGAATTGTATAAACTTTTTTTAAAATCTTCTTCTACAAATGGTATAAAATGTGGTGGTGACTCAAGTTTAGTTATACCATCTTCTAAAAACTTTGGGAAATCATTTTCTAATCCTTTATCGAGAAATGAATTCATTCCCTCAAATACAAAAAAATCTATACCTTTACTTTTTAGATATGAAGTTATCATTACTAACCCTTTAACTGTGTTATAAACATGCTCTTGTGTTTCACCATAAAGAGATGTTATCGCCTCTTTATGTTTTCTAGCAAACTTAAATATATGTTTATCCATACCCCATTCATCTATATCCTCCCAATCATGAATAAAATGTTCTAAATGAGATGACCAATAAGATTTAGTTCGTGAACACCAAAGTTGAAATCTCATAACTTCACTTAACTGAATACCAACTAAGATATCTGAATGAGAAAAGTTAGGATTTTCTATTGTAGATACTATTTTATTAAAAATTTGTTCATTTGATGAACCACCTTCACCACAATTTATATGTGGAATATCAAGTTTACTAGCCAAGGAATCTCCCCATGCTACTTTATCATCAGCTAAATGATGACCTTCTGTAAACGAACAACCAAAAGAAACAAATTTTTTGTATTGTTTCATTTTCTATAAATTAACGTATCCTTTTGATAATCTATTTTCAATATCTTTTTCAAAATAGATATATTTGTATGCCTGTTTGATTCTTGATAATGATAAATCTGGTGGATTGTTTCTGAAATCATCTGTCCAATTGAATAACCACTTTTCTCTAGTTGGTTCTTCTTTCCAAGTTCCACCCCACTTGTAACTAAAGTAATTCCATGCACTTGTAGCATAAATTCCACCACGAGAACCATACCAAATTGATTGCTGTTCAGCATCATCTGGTTTTCTTTTTAGAGTATTTTTACCTCGTTTTGCATCATCTTCTAATTGAAAGTTTCTATCATCTGAAATATCGATATCTAATGCATCGTGATTATTAAATGTAGTTCCATGTAAAGTATCATTTAAAGATGTTTTATCTTTGTTAAAGTTTAGAGCTCTAATCCAATAATCAGGTTCTTTATATTGATGTGGTAAATTTTCATCCCACATTCCAATCTTTTTAACTGATTCTGCTGTATGACAAACTACATTATCACCAAAGTGACCTACAACTAAAGTATTACCTTGTCCATATCTCATTTCAAATAAGTGTTCAACCCAATTAGGGTGAACTGCTGCATCATTTTGCATTGTTACAAGATTCTCAGTATGTGGATTATTTAAATCACAAATACCATTAATAAATGCATGATTATAATTTTCAGACATATTACCATTTGACCAATCTGGTCTTAGTACATTATGTAATACATTTACTCTTTTTTCAAATATAGGGTTAAGTTTGAAATTGGTGTGATTGTTAATAATATTAACTTCTGTATTCTCGTAGTTTTTGAAATCAGAACTAAATAACTTATCTAAAGAATCATTTAAAATATTTTCTCGTTGGTAAGTTACTAAATATATTTTTATTTTTTTCATTCATCTGTGGTATCTGGTTGAGAAGTTTCTTCTCTAATTATTGTTCTTTTTTCTGAAGAAGATGTTTTTTCTCCGAATAAGTTTTCTAAAACTTCTTGTTCAAATCTTATTTCGTAAATGTTTTGTATCTTATCAATAAAATATGTTCTATAATTGTTGAAATCTTTTCTATATAAATTTTTATTATTCTTTATATGTGCATCAAAAAGATTATTACCAGTCGGGTCAAACTTCTTTAACATATATTCTAATCTTAAATCAGAAGATAGTGGTAATCTTTTATCACGCAACTTACCAATTAATTGTGTAAAGTGAAGTGGATTAATTGGATTGATTTTTATACAATGTATTTTTTTATCAATAATACCTATCACAAAAACATATCTTGCTTCTTCTGCTGTTTTAGTTGGTGGGTTACCTCCTTTATAGGTGGTAATTCTATAAATATTTCTTGGTCTTATTTGACTCTGAGATATTCTTTTCTCTGGTCTTAAAAGTTTAACATATTGTCTTGTAAATGCCATTATATTTTATTTACAGATGGTAATTTAAATTCAACTTTTTTTGGTTGTACTTCAACCTTAACATATTTTTCAAGTATAGAACCTAACTTTTCAGTCATCTTAGAAAGTATAAAGTTTTTATTAATATTAGATTTCAATCCTTGAGAATCTTTTAAATACTTTTTATAATTCTTATGAACATCAAATATTTTACTTGCTGCTTTAGAATAATCTACACTAAACCACTTTCCTTCTTTCAGTAAAAACTTATTAGCAGCTGATTCATGTATGTTTGTAAGTTCACCTTCTAAGTAAACAGTATTTTCTTCTGGTAAGAAATCTTTATATCCACTCCAATTTGAAACAATGATTGGTTTACCTGTTGTAGCAAACTCTGCAAGTGGTCTACCATAACCCTCACCTTTAGTGAACATTAACATTGCTTTAACTTTATCATCATTATATAAATCATTTAGTTCTGATTCAGATAAATCTCCGAATACTAAATGAATAGGAGGACACTTATCACCAAATTCTTTTGTTGTGAATTTAATCTTTTCTGCAATACCTTCTCTATCACCTACTCCGAAACCTGCACCTGATGTCTTTAATATAAGACCTGGTTGTTGATTCTTTGGTAAGTTTTTGAAAACTGTACAGAATGTTTTAATCATCATTCCTACATCTTTCCTATCTTGTCCTAAATCACCTTGTAACCAATGTCCTACAAATAAGAAATTAAAATCTGTATCAACTGAATCTAGTATTGATGTTTTAGATTTACCATCAAATATAGAAGTATCTACACCTTCAAATAAAACTTCAACTGGTGAATCTAATTTAATTTTTCCTAATTCTTTTTGAGTTTGTTTATCAACTTGAGTATATGTAGTATTTACTAAAACATCTTTTGTAAACTCTGATGGAGTTATTATTAAATCCATATTATTACCACCTGCTAAAAATTCTTGTGGTGCAACAGTTGTTTCAACTCCTGCAGTAATACCGATATTGTATTTACCAACTTTCTTGAATTCATTTGCAACAGATACTTGTATAAAGATATCAATCTGTTTATCAACTTTTGTTACTATGTTTTGTAGAATTTTTTGTCCAAATTCAGTTTGTGGATTGATTTGGTCTTGTGGAGTGTTTCCCCATCTTGTTGGTACAATCTTTACATCGTACTTATCTAATTCAAATAATGATTTCAAGATATCTCTTGAATGGTCACCATAACCACTTCTTGTAGCAATAGGTGCCTGAAATATTAATAAAGGTTTGTCCATTATCTTAATTTATAAACGTTAAACTTTTCTTTTGGTTTCCAATTCTTGAATGTGGTTTCAATTCCATCAACAAGTGTTTTACACATATTTTTAGCATTTAATCCCATATCACCTAAAAAGGCATCTCTACCAATCTGAGCTGCTTCTCTTCTATCTTCTGGTGCTTTATCATACCAATATCTGATTGCATCTGCAACTTCATCTACATCTACTTTATCATCTATGATATATGGTGTTGGTATTGAACCAACGATAGTTTGAACTCTTGGCCAAACTGGTTTTACCCATTCACCATGTGTTACTTTATCTTCCCATTCTTTATAATTGTGAAGTGAACCAATCTCTTTGTAATCTTCGGCAGTTAAATACTTACCATCTACTTTGAATCCACATTGGTCTTGTAATCCACCAGTAACATTTACAATGATAGGAGTACCTGCCATTACTGATTCAGCAGTTACTAATCCAAATCCTTCGTTACCTGCGATGTTGATTGTACAATCTGAAAGGTTGTATAGATAATTTAATTCTTCTACACTCAATCTATCAGTTGAAAATTTAATATCACAACCTGGTGCTATTCTATCTGCAACAGCAATTAAATCTGTACCATTTTTATCTTGTGGTGCAGTGTGCATTACTAAACAAACTTTATCTCTATCTTCCTCTGGTAATCCATCAACAAATTTTTTGAATCCCCAAATCACATCCGATGGTTGTTTTCTTTTGATATTTCTGTTCATCCAAAATAGAACGAACTTATAATCTTTATCATTGTAGAGTTTCTTCTTAAAATCCTCTGGTACTATTGTTGGTTTATAAACATCTGAGTTGATACCATGAGGTACATAAGATACTTGCCAATCTTCTAATGGTTTGATTGTTTCTGAATCTAATTTTCCAACTCTACTTACAATACCATAAGTTTGTCTTGAGATACATCCTAACCAATCACATGATTCTTAATAGTTTCTATTGTAATGTGGGTCTGGTAAGTCATCCCATATATGATAAAATAAAATTGGAATGTTTTGTCTTAATTCAGCTTCCATATCGTATAACCATCTCCAATATCTTGGGTCTGTAAAGTGAAGAATCGCATCTGGTTGATGTCTCATTATCAATTCTCTTAGAATATTAGCATCTCCATACCCAGTCCATGGGATAATTTTAAGTGATGCATCTTTGATACCACTTATCTTTCTTGCATCTTCACCCAAATCGATTTCTTTACCTTTTTCTGGATGATTTACTGCTGCTCCTAATTGAACCCAATCATATTTATCAAAAGTTCCAAATACTAATTGTTTTGAAACTGTTGCAATACCTGATGACATTCTCAAATCATCAGATAGTAATAGAATTTTCTTCTTTGCCATTAAAATTTGTTTAAATTGTTCTAAATCTTCTGTGGTTGTTTAACTTAACTCTCATAGTTTGTCCTAAATACTTTTTAGTTTCAACTCTATCGTTGAATTCATTACGAGTTTGATTAAGTTGGTTGTTACCGTTGTCTTGTTGTTTCATAATTAAAATTGAGAACCACTTTCGTGTAGGTTCTGATATCCATTTATTTCTGTTCTGAATGACTCATCTTCTATATATTTGTCAACTGAACGATTTACTAATTTTTGTAACGTAATGTTTGAATCGAAAGAGATTCTTTTAAACCTTGAGTAAATATCTTTGATGATTTTTACTGTTGTTAATTTTGTTTCTGCCATAACACTATCCTTTATTGTTTTGAATATATATAAATATATAAATTTACAAAAAACGTAAGTTTTAATTCCATGCAGGACACAAACCTCTTTCTTTGAATTCACACCAGTCACATGGTTTACCTTTGTTTGTTGGAAACTCGGTTTGAATTACCTCACCATTTTCACCAAAAACAGAATCAACAAACCCCATGAAGTTTTTCCATGCAAGATTCATTGAAGGTTTACCATTCGCTGGAACGAACTTTGATATTCTTGGAATAGGAAAATCAGCTCCTTCCCATAACTTTCTTTTTAATATTTGATATTCTACTTTGATTTTATCCAAAGGTATATCGTACTTATCTGAATAGAATTTTTTGTACAATAACATCTGAGAGGTTTTTACTTTATCATTCTTTTGATATTTGTTCCAACCTCTTGTTGAAGTTTTTAAGTCAATGATAATATAATCTTGTGTAGTTTTATCTTTTAGAAGTACATCAATAAAACCAATGAAATGAACACCAGGTTTAATCTCAGCATTCAATCTTTGTTCTATTGCAATAAGTTCATAACCACTTTTAGTATATAACTTATCTAACTTACTTGTAAAATATTTTAGTATTAGTTTTCCATCTTCGAAGAATTCTTCTAACTCTTCTTGAGTACATGGGTTGTCCTCACCCATCTTTTTCTTTTCTTTTGTGAAATGTTCTATCAGTTTAGAATGTAACATTCCTTCAAGGTTTAATTGTAATGCCTGTTTTTTAGTAACATTGTACATTACATCTAAGAAATGTTGAATCACCTCGTGCATGGCAGAACCAAATATAAGATGAATATTGGCATTACTAATACCAAGTTTATCTATATAATTTAGTTTGTACTGTTGTTGACATGAACTATACATACCATACTGAGAATAACTTACTCTTGCCATACTTTTATGTTTTATTTACTATGTAAATATACGAAAAAAAATCGAGAAATCCAAATTTTTAAACCTTTAATTTTAGTTTTGTTATTTGTTTTTTATCAATTCCATATTTCTCACAGATATACTTTACATTTTCTCTACCTTCTCTTGTAGCATATAGAATCTCACAGTACTCTTCTGATTCTTTTTTTGAACATTGGAAATCTTCCTTTATCAAATCAACTAACCAACTTTCATACTTACCATCTTTTTTACCTTTGGTGTATTTTAAGTAATATCTACCTTTTGGAATGATTCCAATTAAAGTAAGGTATAAATGTTCTGGTGGTAATTGTTGTGTATATGGTTGTAATTCTGAAAGAACTTCTATCCAATCAGGATTCATAGATAAGAAACGATGTACCATATAGTTACTCCATGTTTTCTTATCTGCCTCTTCAAGTGTTTCCCAATACTTTGGGTTTTGTACAGAGGTAACTGCTTTTATGTGGTCAAATAATGATTTAGTTGCCATACTTTATTTTTGGTGAGATATAATCAAAGAAGTTCTTTGCACCTTTTGGTGAAAAATGTTTATCTTCTTTATCTATATATGATTCAGTTTCATTTATCCAATCCATTACACTACCTTCGTGTAGTTTATTAAGATGCTTACCACCTTTTTTATAATGAACATACCAAGTGTAAAGGTTTTTGTTTTCTATTAATTCAAGTACACCAACTAGTCCATTCCAAATAGAGATTGATTCTTTTTCTACCCAATCATCTCCTTCAAATTCCATTACTTCTTGAATAGTTTCACTCATTTGTGAAATTATCTTACCTTTATCTTCTCTAATCTGATAAATGTTAAGTGTATCTCTGACTTGAGGAACATCGATTCTAAATGGGTCTGGTAGTTCTATGATTACTAAATCATCTTTATCCCATTGATTATATGTTTGTAAAATTTTGGTTACAGTTGATACCATACCATGTCCATTTTGTGCATAGTTTTTTATATCAAGGTCATATTGTTCTGCTATGTACTCATACCAAGTATTTCCTTCTCGTTTAAGAACACTTCGTGTGTAATTAGTTGAAAAGGAACAACCGTATATCCAAAGTTTCTTACTCATCTTTATTTTGTAATTCTTTTGGTAGTAACTCTTTATTGATTTCACCACAATCTCCACATAAATATAATTCTACTGGTATGATTGCATCATTTGGTGTACCTGTTACTATCTTAGAAATCTTTAAGAACTTAGTACCTGGTATAAACACAGTACCACCACATTCTTGACATTTCATTTCTGTTGCCTTGGATAAATCTATCTTTGGTTGTTGAGGTGGGGGTGTGTTTCCACCACCATTATTCATTCCTATAATCTTTGCCATAATCTATTTGTTTAATCAAACCACTGGTCTCGGTTGGTTTTTATTTTTGTAATACCTGTTTTTCTAAGAGTATCTCTCTTCTTTTCTTTGAACTCTTGAACTTTCTTCTTGAAGTTTTTTTGTTTATGTTCTTGCATACCATCAAGATATTCTAAGAAACCTTCGAAATCTTCCTTTCCAAGTTTTTCTTGTTCTTCGTCTGTTAATGGTTTATTAGGGTTGTACTTCATATGTTATCTTTACTATGTAAATATACGAAAAATATTTGATATATCCAAATTAATTCGAATTAATTTTAAACACATGGTCATCGGATAAGTAGGCAGAATTAATTTCATTATATTCTAATAAACAACCAAAATAATATTCTGAAAGTATTTTAGACATATCCCATCCTTTTTCTGATAATGTTTCTTCTGGTTCAATAACCTCTAAATAAAATCCTTTTAATTGTTCATATGCACGTAACAAATCTTCTTTTACACCTTCATCATTAAATTTAAGTAAATTCATATTTACGAATGTATTTGAGAATTGTTTGAATCCATGGATATGATATTCTGTTCCATGTTTATGAAAATGTTCTAACATCTCCTTATAACGTTCTGTATGTTCTTTATCTAAAAACCAAACACTTGCATATGATAAATCAATTGGTTCACCTAATAATATATTTGAATCGATTGTAACACAATCTAAATCTTCTTTAGAATGGATATACATTTTTATCTCATCTCTAAACTGAAAATTACAATGTGTAATATCCACTGCAGAATCATAACTATCTTTTAATTCATCAATACTATTTGAATCACCATAGAATACTATTTCATATCCATATGTTTTGGATTGTTCCATTGATGACTTCAACATTTCTATTGTTTGAAATGTATCTATTCTCGAATCAAAAGAGTAACATAATTTCATAAGGAAGATACTAATTCTGAAAAAACTTTATTAACTACTTCTTTTTTATTACCATATTCACTTGCAACCACTTTTCCTTTTTTGAAAGCAACTACCATTGGTATATTAGTTAAATCAACAAGTTGTTTACTTTTTGGTGAATAATCTGGATTAATAAATACAAATGGAATATTTTTGTTTTCATTAGAAACTTTTTCATATTCTGGTTTAAGAATATCACAATTTCCACACCATTCAGTACCAAACATAACCATAAGTTTTGGTTGTGTTCTTGTTAATACTTCAAGTGAATCTGTTTCTAATTTTATCACAATATACCAACTATTTGAATTATACAACTCATGAAGGTAATTTCTTTGTCCACTACCAATGCATCCTTGTGTTGTGATTCAGAAAGAATGAGTATAATATTTGATGTATTTCCACTACCATATTCATCTACTTTTTCATATAGATATGAATACAGTTCGGTAAAATCTTGAACTCTTGAATCTGCAACAGCCTGTCTGATATTCTTCCATTTGTTTGGTTTTGCATCAGAACCTTTAAGAATTTCAACTACCTTTGATTTAACATCAGAATCGATTACAGAGGTTGTATCGATTTTTAATTCTCCCTTGGATGAATTTAACTGACAAGTGTTGATAATCTTTCTAATATCAGGATATGAACTATCAATGATAGGTACAAGGTCTTTTGGTTGAAAACTTACTTGTTGTTTACCTAAAATCTGTGAGATTTGTACTGCAACATCTTTTTTAGTTGGAGGTACAATCTGAAACTCTTGTGTTCTACTTCTAATAGGTGAGATAACTTTCTCAACATAATTACAAGTTAGAATAAATCTACAATGTTTAGAGAATGTTTCCATTAAGTTTCTCAAGATTGCTTGTGCATTTGGTGTCATATAATCAAACTCATCAAGTATGATTACTTTTAAATCTTTGAAACCAACAGTTGAAGCAAAACCTTTTACTTTGTTTCTAACTGTATCAACATTATTTTCATCAGATGCATTTATGATTATGTGGTCACAATCAATTGAGTTAACAATAAGTTTTGCTAATGTTGTTTTACCTGTTCCTGCTTTTCCGAAGAATAAAAGATGAGGTATATCACCAGTTGAAAGATAATCACTAACCTTTTCTTTAAGGTGGTCATTACCAACATATTCATTCAATTTTTGAGGTCTGTACTTCTCAACCCATAAAGAGTTGTTGACCTTTTTTGTTGTATTATCTTCGAAAAATCCCATTTAGAATGAAGAGTTTTTTACTTCTTTACAGAAGGATGTTAATCTTTCTAACTTTTCAATCAAAGATTCTTTTCTATTTCTATCGATATCACCACTATTCATTTCACCAATAATATCTTCTAATGATGATGCAACGATTAGTAATCCATCTTCTTTTGAATTCAGAAAATTATCTGATATTCTAAACTTTTGTGCAATTTGTTGTAAGTTTGCCATTTTAATATAATTTTTGTTTATACAAATATACGAAATTTATTTGGACTTTCCTAATAATTTCATAACTTTTTTTACTGTTTTTGGTCCAACCTCTATTTCGTGGTAAGGAACTTTGTTTTCTTCTAATACTTTTTTACACAATTTATCTATCTCAATTGATTTTTCTAAATCTTGAAATCTCTCATCATCATTGTGTACTGATTTACCTCGTTTTAATAAGATATTGATACTATCATATTTTCTATGTAAATCAATAACTAAGTTATGGAAAGGTTCTCCATAAAATTCAGCAGGATATCCTTTTGTATAATATCTATGATAAATTGTAGAAAATAGAATCGGTGAATCGATTACTATATAATCTACTTTATTATAACATTCTGCTATTCCTCTATGTTGATTAGCAAATACATAGAGTTGGTCTGATATTGCTGGTATATTGTGGTCCCAAGCTAATCTTTTGGGAAATTCGTATGGGTTATTACAACTGATGTGTTGTTTTTTTAGTTTGTAGGTGATACCATTTGCAATTGAAGATTTTCCAATACCAGGTCCACCGAAGAGGTTTATCAATTTGCTCATTCTCCAAATATCTCATTTAAAAGGTTACCCAATCTGATTCCAGCGAGATACAATCTCTCATCTACGATTGGTAAATTCTCATATACATAGTCATATGATAAATATGAACCATCCTTTGTTTCATAAATCTTAGATACATACTCATGAGATTCATTTGCCCAATCCTCAGCATTTCCTTGTTCCACTACTGTATCTTTAAATTGGTTTTGTAGTTTGGTAGCATATTCTGTATAACTCATTTTATAATCATCAATCATATCAGTATCCCAAAGTACATGAAGATTGGTGTTATTCTCTGCACCCTTTCTACCTTTGAATTTTACTTTGATTTTACTTCCACCATAATCTTTTGCTCTACCTGTATGAAGTGGTTGGTGTACATCTCCAACCATATGAACTAAATACTTTAACCAAAACTGTTTTACTTCTTTATCGGCCATTGGTGATTTAAGAATAGGAATTGCTGTGTTAATCATTTTAACTACATTTGGTCCTAAATGTTCTACATCACCATATTCTTTATCAAGGGGAAGATTAACATAATGCCAAGTTGAATATTTATCAAACTCTGGATTACTTCTCATTTCATCAGCCCAAGTACTTGCAACTGCAAGTGATTGACCATCTAATATTTCATTTATTTTTTGTTCTGCGGTGAATGTTAATTGTCTTTGTGCAATCTCACCAACTGTTCTGTGTCCTATTTTACCCCAAGAACTAAGGAGTAGTACTGATAGTACTAATAATAACTTTTTCATAATAAGGTTTTTATCAATGAATATAGATAACCACTAAATCCTACTAAGTTTAATAAGGATAAGTTATACTGTTTTGTTTTTTGTGTTTGAATTGTGATTAGGATTAAACCTAACATCATTCCCATTTTACCATAAGTTGAATCGATAAAAAAAGGTGATAGCATCATTAATGCTGTTCCAAAGTAAATTACACCATATTGATATAACCACTCTAATCTGTTTTGTTTTTTTGTTTTTTTCATGATAATAAAAAAGGGGGAAAATTAATTCCCCCTTATTTTATAGATTTTAGAATCTTACTTTAAGAGAAGTATTGAAAGTACGTCCGAATCCGAACCATACTGAGTTTCTCGTATCAATTCCATTCCATGTTTCTGAACTACCATCTGTGTGGATGTTAGTATTAGATTCTGCAATGTAGTAAGTATCAAATAAGTTATTTACGTTAACTCTAAACGATGCATCAGAACCGAATAAATCAAATCTGTAAGTTGCTCCTAAATCAGCCAATCCATAAGAAGGTAATTTTAAAGCCCCTAAGTTACCAGGTTGAGTAAATTCTGAGTCTGTGATTGAATAATCAGCATATAAACCATCAACAAATCTATATCCTAAATCAACTCTTAATCCTTGGATTACTTCGTAATCTGCTTCAACATAAGATGTGAACTGTGCCGCATCTCCTACTTTAGCATCTTTCAAGTACAATGTACCTGTTCCGATTGATTGTTGATTATCATCAAATAATTCTGCTGAGAAATCATTAGTATATCTCCAATCACCGATTGATAACATACCTTTTAATCTCAACTTATCTGTTGGGTTATAAGAAGTTTCAACTTCGATACCATTGTGTAATACATCGATATCTTTAAATTGAGCTGAACCATCTACACCTTGTTGGTTAGATAAACTTCTTTGAACGAATCTATTACCCCATACAGTAGAATATGCATTAACATTAACTCTAAAGTTATTACCAATGAAACCATATCCTAATTCGAATGATTTAATTTCTTCGTTTTGTAAATTTGGATTAATTGTATTTCCATAATTAGGGAATACTGCACCAAAATTTGGTTGTCTTGAAATTACACCAGCATTGAAGAATACGTTTTGTTTATCATCGATGTTCCAATTGGCACCACCTTTGATATATCCTCCACTTTGGTTTTGAGTTTCTGATTCTGGATTTGCTGGTTGGTCGAAGTAATCAATTCTTTGGAAAGATTGATTAGAAGTACCTGCTTGTAATACAGCTGATACTTTATCGTTGTTATATTCAACTAAACCATTGAATCCTTGCCATCCAACTTTACCAACATTGTAATAATCAATCTTCGGTCCTCTAATACCAGTATTTTGGAATGGATTTGCTTCCACCAAAGTATTGATAATTTGACCAGCAGAGTTTTTATTACCTGTTGAGTAATATCCATCTAATCCCATAAGGTTGTTCACTACTCTGTAATGATAACCTGTATAGTTTCTTAAATCGATACCTACTGAGTATTTCCAATTTCCACTTTCATATTCTAAGTTAGAGATTGCTCCAACCCAGTCATGAGAGTTCATAGATGCTCTTCTAATAAGTGCACTTCTGTTAACACCATCATCTTGGAATCCATTAGAACCAATTAACTGACCAGCGAATGGTAAATCACCACTATAAGGGTCTGTATTTGCTTGATTGTATGCAACAACTGCATCAAAATCAATAAACCCTTCAGGAGTTCTTGAACCTCTGCCGTTTTCTAAGTAGTGTTCAGTTAAATCTTTTCTGAAAGGTAAGATATCAGTTTCCGAGTTGTAGTAACTTCTACCTCTTGGACCTGTTCCACCACCTCTACCAGCTGAACCATATAATGATGTAGCTAGTTTAAGGTTATCAGAAATATCCCAATCCCAATTCAATGTTGCTAATGGTTTGTTATAGAAGTTTCTTCTCATTGAGAATTCTTCACCATTTAAAACACCACCATTGGAATTCCATCTTCTATCAATTCCTTCTTCACCGAAGTTTTGGTAATCTCTAATAGAAACCCAAACATCTCTTTGGTGATGCCATTGTCCAGCACCTAAGAAAGAAAAGTTAACAGAATGGTCTGAATCTTCAGGTGCATATCCTAATGCAAAGAAGTAAGTATAACCTTCTCCTTTTGTATTATAGATATATCCATCTCCTTGCCACTTAGAAAGTAACACAGATGTTGCCCATCCATTTTCATTTAGACCAGTTGAGTGAGCCACAGTAGTTTTAAAGTATCCATCGTTACCAAATGATTGTTGTACAGATGAACCCTTCTTAGCTTCAGCAGCCTTCGTAAAAATAGAAACAGTTCCACCTACTGATGGTACTGCTAATCTCGAAGCCCCAAGACCTCTTTGTAATTGGATTCCACTTGCAACATCTGTAAGACCTTGCCAGTTAGACCAATAAACCCATCCATTTTCCATATCATTTACTGGTTGCCCATTGATAAGGAAAGATGTGTTTCTTTGGTCGAATCCTCTTAGAGAGATTCTTGAATCACCATATCCACCACCTTGTTTGGTAGCATATACTCCTGGTGTTTTATTCATGATTTCAGGAAACTCTTGGTTACCTACTTTGAGTGCGATTTCTGATGGTGAAATACTTGAAACTGCAACAGGTGTTTCTCTCACCTTAGCAACATCAATTACACCAGAAGTAACTACAACCTCACCTAATTGATTCAAGTCTGGAACAAGTCCAATAATTTCATCAATACCAGCAGAGATTTCTGCAGTTTCGTACCCTAGATAAGAAACAATAAGAAGTGTCCCTTCCTCAACATCTAAACTAAATGTTCCATCAAAACCAGTTACAGTTCCATCCGCCGTTCCTTGAACGATAATGGTTGCTCCTGGTAGAGGGTCATTAGTTTCAGTGTCAATTACTTTCCCACTAATTTGTGCAAAAGTAGTGATACTCGTTAAGAGCATCAATCCAACTAATAATAGTTTTCTCATAATAATTGTTTTAATTTAAATTAAATTAGTATAACCTGTTCATTTCTGAACATTTTTTTCTTTACAATAAATGTGGTTTTGCTTCGTTAATACCCGAATTAGTAACAAGTACATAAGATGGATTGAAATGTTCTAAATCTATAGCACCACCATAAGATAATGCTGATTTAACTCCATCAATTAATCCATTCACTATGAACTTTACTCCGCCCTTGTAGGGAATGGTAGTGGATTCACCTTCCACATTTCTGGTCTGTTGACCATGTGTTACTTTCGTTTCTAACGATGCAGAACCTCTATATCTTTTATAAAGACCTTTGGGTGTTTCAACAATCTGACCTGGTGCTTCATCAGTACCAGCGATTAATGAACCCAACATAACAGAACTCGCTCCAATTGCTAGAGCTTTTGAAATATCACCACTTGAACGAATACCTCCATCAGCCATAACGGGTGTTTTCGCAACAGATATGATATCTTCTAAACAACTTACATTCGGAACTCCGAATCCTGTCTTAACTCTTGTTGTGCAAAGTGACCCACCACCGATACCGACTCTTAATCCATCAGCACCCCAAGATTCTAATTCTTGAGCTGCCTCTTTCGTAGCGATATTACCTGCGATAATGTCCACTTTTTCATCAAGGTTATTTTTGCACCACACTAACATTTTTTCAACGTTTTTGTGGTGACCATGAGCTACATCAATAATAATAATGTTACATCCATTATCTACTAAAGATTTAGCTCTATCTTTATCACTTTCACTTACTCCAATAGATGCCATAATTGGTATATGAGGAATTTCTGAATGCCAATCATCAATCATGACTCCCCATGATTCAAATTGATTTCCCCAATCTTCGGAATAAATTCTGTGATATAGTTCTTTTACAATGTTTGATTGTTCTTCTATTGAATTAAACCTATGGATACAACCAACTCCACCAAGTTTAAACATTTTATATGCCATTTCTAAACCACAAACAGTATCCATTGGAGATGCTACTATTGGATTTAGAATACCGTATCTTCTCGATACGAGTGTTTTTAAGTTAATTTGAGTACGACTTGGGATATTTGAGTACTGAGGTACTAACTGAATATCATCGTATGTTAGAGAGTTTCTCATCTAATAAAACCTAAAAGTTCGTGTTCATGGAAAATAAGAAGTTCCTCATCATCTACTTTGATAGTGTTAGAAGCCTCTTGTTTTGTATATAACACTTTATCCCCAACATTTACTGTCATTGGGATAGGATTTCCACTTTGTGAGAAAAGACCTGTACCAATTGATACAACTTCCCCATAAACTTTAGTTCCTCGTGAAATAGAATCTGTAAGGATTAAACCTCCTTTACTTTTCTTTTCATCTTGCTTTGTTTCTGGTCTTACCAAAACTCTGTCTCCGAGTGGTTTAAAATTACTCATCGTCATTTTTGTTTATATAATTAATATTATTTGAATTTGTTGTGTAAAAAGTTACCCTATCTGAAGTAGCAGTTCCCCATTGAAAGTGTGGGTTATTTTGGTAACTCGTAAAATTTAATACATAAGTTTCACTCATCGTCTATAAGTAGTTATCTATCTAAAAAAACTATTAATCGTTTGTAATAAATTCTCTTAAATGGTTAGTTATTTTTGTAAAATTATTATACAGTAGTTTATGATTTTCTTCTCTTTTATCTTTTGTTTTTTCGTATAGTTCGATTATAGATTTTTTAGATAATCGTTCTAAAACTGTAAAAATTATATCAGCTTGTCTGATTGGGTTATCATCTTTTAAATATTCTTCTTCATTTATTCCCAATTCTTCAAAGAAATTATGACATCCTAATTCTTTTAGTTTATGATAAAAAGTATTTGAACCAAATATTAAAAAAAGTTTTTTATAAAATATACCATGATAGGCTTTTTCTGAAAATAATGGTGAAGTTGTTTCGAACATCACATGAGTATCTCCATAAATATCTAGGTAACCATTAGTAAATTCTTTATTCAATACGTTAACTGTTTGGTGATTAAAATTGAAATTACTTAAATCATCTCCTACTCTATCTTCTACATCTTTATAGTATTCTTTTGGTTTTATAGTATCCTCATTCCAATATTTGTAAGCAATTGGTTTGAATATACAATCACCTTCAAATAATTCATTCCTTTTCATATTCTGATAGTATTCATCGAACATTGTTTTCTTCATACTAATATCACCTTCCTTATCAAGTCCACTATCAATTAATTTATTAAGTAAATACATTCTATGGAAACGACCTGGGTTACCAACTATAAAACTGTATTTTTTACTATCTTCAGTTGGTTGATAATTAGTAATACCATCAAGAAATTCTTTGTAAGTGATATTTCCCCATTCTAAGTTATTGTACAAATCAGTTTCTGCATCATAAAAATCTTTATACTGAAAATGTTCGTATAAGTGAAACCAATAAGAATATAATTGGTTCATATCAATATTTGGATATCTGTCATCAAATGTAAGAGAATCTGATAATACTATATGTTTACAACTCCATGGATACGATACTAAACCTGACATATCATTACACTCATAATCACTTGCTTCAAAGTATGCCCAATTTAAAATTAGTTTACAATTTCTTTCTTTATATATTTCATCAAGTTTTTGTAATATAAGTTGACCATATCTAAACACAGCATCTCTTAAAAAGTTATTTCTTAATAACCTATCTACATAAATGATACTATTTTTTGGTGGATTTATATGATGTACTTTAGAATTTAATCCAAAGAAATGATTTAAAGGAAGTGTATGAGAACCACCTTTTGAGTTGTGATTTTCCCATATTATTTCTTGCGTATAGTTTTTGAGTATTTCAAATCTATATTTGTTATCTACATCAAAATAATCATAATCAAATCCACTATCACCATCTTCTGCAATTGATTTTACAAAATTACTATTTAGAAATAAACTTCTAACTTGATTATCTTGTGCTAATATTGTAACCTTTTTCATAGTTATTTTTTATGGAATACAAATATAGGTTCAAATTTATATGCTTTACCATCATATGTTACTGAATTCTTGATACCACTTTTAGATGGGTCTAATCCAACCATTCTTGTCATCAACATTTTGAGTTTACCTTTATACTCACATCCTAACTCTTTTAGGATATCGATTGAATCTTGTTCCAATGGATAGTAAATTGATTTACCAATTTTGATATCAGCAATATTCCAAAGAATATATCTATCATTCTTAAGGTACTCATAAATCGTTGTTAGAGTAGGTTTTAAGAAGTTATCTCTCCAATCCTCATACTCACCATACGCTTTGAACGATTGGTTCTCATCTTGTGAATATTGTTCTCTATTAAAGTAAGGAGGTGAAGTAAATGAAATATCTAATTTACCTTTATACTTTTGAAACTTTGGATTGTTTGAAATCAACTCTGAACCATCTTGGAATAGTTCGTATGTATTACCTTGTTTTTCTACATTAAAGAATGAGGTAAGTTTATCTGAGAAATCATCTACACAATTATCATTGTAAAACTTAGCCATATACTCATAACGAGAAATACCTTCTTCATCTAAGAAGTTATCAGGATTAGGGTCTGTACCAACATAATGTATTTTCTTACGAGAACTCATTGCTCCTAAAATTCTACCACCCCAACCACTTGATGAATCATAAATATGTAATGGTTCATCTGTATCAATATGATTAGTATAGTTTTCGTAAATCCACTTTGCAGTTAGTGCAGGGAAGTTTACTGCTGGTTGTCCACAACTTAATCTAAATACTTGTAGTATCTTTGGGAAGATACCATCTGTTTTATCGTACCAACGAATTAAATATTTGTACTCAGTAACAGTTCCAGCCTCTGAAGTAGATGATTCCACAATATCTCCTAAATTAGAAATCTGTGTAGAATTCAAATAACCATCCTTACATAATTGATTAACTTCATCTGCGGTCATATATAGATTACCAAAACCTACATACTCTTCATTGAAAGTACCATAATTATCTAATGTAGATGCTTTTGCCTTTGCAAGAACAATACCTAAATCTTTATATTTTCCTTTGAATACTTTACCATTGTAAACATCTTTTATAAAATCAACACCATTTTGTCCATTCCAAAAAGGATTCTCATCTTTCTTATCAACTAATGAACGAGACCAAGAGTACATTGAATCTCTCTTAACTGCTCGTTTCATAATCTTAACAAACTTATCTTCTAATGTAGGGTCTGAGAAATGGTCATAGATAGATAATCCACCATCTGCTGATTTACCAGTTGATATCTTAGTTTTTAACATTGTAGGAAAAAACTGATTTACAACTGATGCATCTTTATTAAAGTTTTTGATAATACCTAATGATTCTTCATCACCACTCAAATCCTTTTCCCAATAATCTGCTGGGTTAGATTTAAGTTTCTTAAACTTTTTAACAATACCATCTTCATTTGCACCAATAACTGGTGGTGTTCCTCTATCATCCCATTGTTCAGTAACTTCTTTACGAAGTAAACGAGCCCATACCACAAACTCATCATCAGTTTTTTCTAGTAACTGATGATAAGTCGTGTTTGATTTAAACTCGGAAAATTTACTTCTTTCGTAAAAGTGTTTGTTACTCATTAAGCTTGTATCTCTACTAAATAATAATTTGATTCGTAGTTATCTATTGAAAAAGAAATGTGTGATAAACCTTGTGATGAAATCTTTAAGGTTGCATCAGTTGCTTCTTTGTTTGCAACAAGAATCTCTTTTAAGTATGTTGCTGAGAAAGAAATTGGGTCTACATCACCTTCACATACACAATCAACATCTATATTAATTCTGTTTGTGTTAATGTTTGAATAACCTAAAATGATTTGTCCTTTCCCATCTTTACAAGTAAATGTAAAGTTATTCTCATCTGCCAATGCACCTTTTGCTTTGATAAACTTTGAGATAAAGTTTGCATCTAATTTAATTTCTACGTTGAAATCTGGTAGTTGTTTCAAATCTGGTACATTAGGGATAACAGATAAATCTGCTAACATATAATTTACATTGGTTGAACCATCTTTGAATTTCAAAGAAACTGGTTTACCATCAATATCGTTGATATTGAAATCTACATCGTTACCAAGAACTGATAACATTTTTGTAAGTTTTGTAGTATCGTAGACACCAAACTCTGCCTCGTTACCTTCAAACTCCTTCATACTTACACTTCCTAATACTGATTTATCATCAGAGATGAAAGAAGTTGTTAGAGAACCATCTTTTGATTCCCATTTTACAGATTCTACTAAACCTGCAAGGTTGTATTTAGATACAAACCTATTTAATGACTGTTTTTCCATGTTTATTTACTTAATTATAATTTATATTTGTACAAATATACGAAAAATATCTGAGAGTACCAAACTTTTTCATACTTTTTTTTAAAAACTGAAGAACTTTTCTGCAGTTCGTTGTTCACTCACAACATCACCCCAACCAATCGCATCGAAGAAATCTTGTAACTTATTTTTTAATTCTCTTTCAAAGATTTTATTATAGTCAATATATGTTGCTATAAATTCTGCTATCTCTGGTGGGTCTGAATAACCTGTAAATGCTAATCCATCAATTCCAAGAGGATTATCTTTAAGGTAAACCCATTTTACTTTATCACCATTTTTCATTGGTTCATATTTGAAAGGAGCATTGAAATGTTTCAAACAATCGTTATATAAGATTGCTGCTTTAACATGAGCAGGTGTTCCTTTCATCATTGAGAATCTTTCTCTCTTACCTTTCGGCATATATTTCTTAAGATTCTTTACTGCTGAGTTCTTTGCAATCTCAGATGTTGGTCTATTTACCATTTTCTTTTTGAAATCTAAAACATAATCTGAAATCTCTTCTTCGGTTTTACCTTTTAGGATATCAATAAGAACAGTACCCATACATTCTTGGAATGCTTTTGGGAATGATGAACGTTTAACATCTAATCCTTTTACATCTAACTTATCAACTGGTACACCATTATCGGATATAATCCATTGTGCATATCTTTTCTTTGCAATCCACAATCCAGCCTTTGCAACATACTCTTTCTTAATTTCTAATCTATGTTTATCTTTATCAACATTTAAAACTTTTTGAGAAAGTATATCGTAGAAATCATTGAGGTAATCTTGCATCTCTTCTGCAATCTCATTTACATAACCTGCAATTGTATCTTGGTCTTGTTCCTTCCAATTAGGAATTCGTTTATCCATTAAAGGAACTGCTGAGAAGAATACAGAATCAGTATCGATGTATATGTTAGAATCCAAATCAGGAGTATTAAGTTCCTTGTTGTACTTGATGTTAGCCATATCAGCAGTTGATTTAATAACTGTCTGTCCTGTCGTGGTAACAGCGGTAGCATTATCAACATCATAGAACCTAAAGGCAGGAAGGCCAAGAACACCATATAAAGAGTTAAGTAAAATCTTCTGAACCAACTGACGTTTGTGATAGAAGGCATATTTTTCTTTGTTACCTGCTTTTCCATACTTCTTCATCTCGTTTTTGTATTCAACCCTCTTATCAAACCATAAGTTTAGAATACCTGGGATACACCCCACTTTATCAGTTCTATAAAGTACACCATTAGATGCTACTGAAAACTTAGATTGTTCTAAATATTGTTTTAAGTTTTCTTTTGATATAGAATCATCTCCAATATAATAAGTATCAACTTCACCTTTTACAAATTTGTTTGCATCCCAATCTTGAATCTTACCAATCTTTGCTTCAGGTGAAATATTCAAAGTCATAATGATTGAAGGATATAGTGAAGTTAAATCTAAATCATATATCCAATCATACTTACCAACGATTGGTGCTTTTACATATGCACCGATAAACTTTTCTTCATTGTTATCACGAAGTGCTTGCATCTTTTCTTGTCTATCAGCAGGTTTATTTGGTGCAACTAATCCTTTTCTTCTAAGATAAGTTAACATTGCTCCTTCAAGATATTTTGATGAATATACAAAATCTTCGTATGGTACATGACCTGCATGAGCAATACCTCTACACAAATCAATGAATTCAAGTTTCTTTTCAAATCCTACAACCAATTCAACATCCACTAAGTTATATTCAATAAACTTTTCAATATCATCTCTGAATAATTGGTCTAAGTTTCCTTGATATTCAATCTTACCTTTACCTAATTCAATTTGTGCAACTGTATCTAATCGGTAATTTGGTAATTCACCATAGTTGTATTTTTTATATAATTCGATGTAATCTAAATAAGATACACCTGCCATAAAATATCTTTTTCTATAAGGAGACCAGAAACATTTACCAATTGGTGATAATCTGTTTGCTTGTTTCTCACCTAATAATCTTTTGATTCTGTTGTATAACATTGGTGTATCGAAATAATCAATATTCCAACCTGTAACGATTGATGGATTGATATATTCGTATAGTTCAAGATACTTCATTAACATATCTCTCTCATCTTGAAATGGAAGAACGATACACTTATCAGTAGTTTTTTCTACCATACCACCTTCTTTATCCATAACCAATACCCAATATTGGTCTGTTGCTGAATCATGAAGTGCAATAGAAGTTAATTCATTCTTGGCTTCTTGTGGGTCTGGTAATCCACTTGTCATCTCACACTCAATATCGTATGTTAAGATAACATGACCTTCTGATGGTTCATCTGATTCAGAATACAAATCTACTAATGCTCTTGTAGTTTCTGGTACATCTGATTCAAATAAGTTAGCATCATCCTTAGAAAACTTATATATTTTCGTTAGAGTATCACCATAAATAGATTTGTATTCACCTCTCTGAGTTTTTTCGTAAGCATATCTTGTATATGGAAAACTCATGTACCCTTTGGTATCATCCCATAGGTGAATTAAATTCTTTTCTCTCTGATAATAAATGTTTTGATACAAATTATTTAATTTTTGTTATACAAATATACGAAACTATTTCGATATTTCCAAATGTTTTTCCCATTTTTTGTCAAACCAAAAGGTTCTTTTTTGTTTATCCTTGATTTTTTCTCTTCTTCCATAATACTGCATCCAATCATCCCAAGTAATATTGAAATCAATCGCAGATTCATTTTCATTCATCCAAGTATATAATTGTCCACCACCTAATTTATATGACCAATGTACTTGTTCTATTAAATGGTCTAAGAATCCTTCTTGTTGTACAAGGTTTCTGATAGGTTGAAATGGGTTTTGACCCCACTTACCTAATATCTCTGCTCTAAGATAGTTACCGATTCCATTCCACCACTTTTGATTCATCAATTGTTCATGTGCAGGTTTACTGAAATCTCTATGTTCTATGTTTTTAAGAATATGTTTTCTAAATCCTTCTTCATCATCAAATAAATCTGGTCCTCTATTCTCATTCCAATCCTTACCTAATGATTTACCAAACCTTCGGATATCACACCAATTAAAATAATCACCGTCATCCATTTTAAATCGGATATGAGAATGTTTCCAATACTTGTTTGAATTATCACTTGGAGTTTCAAAGTTTTTAAACCCACCACTCATACCTAATGTAATAACTACAGGCTCATCATCGAATAATAACTTCATTTCTTTTCCTCTACTTGTTGCAGATAAAGTTTTTCCGATTACATTTATATTTTCTACTTCTTTGAGTTTATTAGATGATAGATATTCTACATCAACAATTTTTCTGTTTCTGTTTCTTCTTGTTACAAACTCTGACGTTATTTTTACTTCTGATATTTCTGGCATACAGCTAATATACGAATTATTTTTCAAATATC